TACTACCGAACAGGCGGAAGAAGGTTACAGCGTCGGGGAACAGGAAGCCCGGTTACGCGCCTACTGCTCCGCCATGGGCTTTACCGTAAACGCCGTCCATATTGATCCGGGTTTCTCTGGGGCTACGCTTGACCGCCCTGGTATCAACAAAGTTATTAAGGACGTGCGGGGCGGCTGTGTGAAAAAAGTTATTGTTTGGAAGCTCGACCGCCTCTCCCGGTCCCAGAAGGACGTGCTTATTCTGCTGGAAGATGTCTTTTTAGAAAATGGCTGTAACTTTATTTCCCTTATGGAAAGTTTTGATACGGCTACGCCCTTCGGGCGGTGTATCGTTGGAATACTGGCGGCCTTCGCTCAAATGGAACGGGAAAATATAAAATCTCGTATGATGATGGGTAAACACGCCGGGCTTAAGGAAGGCCGTTACTTTTCCGGCCGGGCGCCTATCGGTTATCAGTATGAAATGCAACAAAACGGAAAACTTGCGCTTGCTGTGGATCCGTTTACCTCTAAGGCTGTAAAAGATATGTTTCGGCTTTACGCCTCCGGGAAAAGCGAGAGCGCGGTTGCTGGGTATGTGCAGGAAAAATATGGGCTTTTCCCTACGCTTGACCGCCACTCTGCCGTCGGGCGTATAAGTCGTATTATGCGTAATCCGGTTTATATGGGTATGGTAAGAATGAAAGAACAATGTTACGAAGGGCGGCACGACTCTATTGTGGATCCGGAACTGTGGCAAAATGTCAATGAACGCTTAAGCCAAAACCTGCAGGCGTTCAAACGCTCTTACGGTGATTCCGACGGGCTGCTCTGCGGCCTCCTGTTCTGCGGGGACTGCGGCGCCCGGATGGCGATCCGCTCCTGGAAAAAGAAAAGCGGCGAAAAGGTAAAAAAGTATATGTGTTACTCTGTAAGCCGTGCCACTCCGGCTATGATCCGCTCTGAGAACTGCTCCAACCGAAAGAAACATCTTACCCTTGCGGAACTGGACAGCCTGGTGCTGAATGAAATAAAAAAGCTCGCTCTTGATCCGGCTGCCCTCGATCCTCTTATCAAGGAAAGCGCCGAAGAAAACGGCCCCGATCTGTCCGTGTTCCAGGAACGCCTGGGAACTATTGAAAAGCAAATAACACGGCTTCTCAATCTCTACCAGACGGGGATCGTCGGGCTGGAAGAAATACAAGACCGCTTGTCCTCCCTTAAGGAAGAACGGGAAGCGGTGCAAAAGTCTATTGAAGAAGCCGAAGAGGCAAACTCCGGGAAGCTGTCAAAAGAAGCCGCTGCGGCCTCCCTTGCAAGCCTGGAAGCTGTTATAGAAAGCGGGGATAATGCTGCGCTTTATGACCTGGTGCATACCCTTATAGAAAAAGTCGTATATCTCAATGGGGATATTACTATATACTGGGCTTTCTGCTGAATAAAGGCGGCTATTGTTTTTTCACTAACAAATAGCCGCTTACTTCTTAATACTTGCAACTATTTGTTAGTATTAAAAGATGCGGAAATGCCCTTAAAAAATTTCTTGAAAAATCTTCAAAAAAAGTATTGACGTACCGTCTTTTCAGAGTTAAGATACACACACCTTAAGGGAAGAACGAAGAAAAACGGAAGCAAGAAAGGCGGTAAAAATAAATGTTGGCATACGGTTACGAAGTAAAAGGAAGCCCGGAAGCTCTGGCGGACGTAAGGGAAGTAAAGGGAATGAAAAATTGCTGGATCAACTGGAATAACTTTAATACTGGCGATCTGTACTGGGACGGAAACGGTAACGGCTATAAGGTAGAAATAAATCACGAAGCGAAGCAAGTAACGCTTAATGAATGGTAAGAAAGGGGATTCAACTATGAAAAGCAACGTACCAGGCGGGCGGTACTGGGAACCGCAGCCGGAAACTATCGAAGACCAAAAGGCGGCTTATGATGCTTATCTTGAAAAGCTAAAAGCCGAAGGGAAGACGGACGAAGCTCCGGAGCTTCCTTTTGTGTAGGGCGGCACTGCCGCCCCTGGTACTAAACCACCGACGGCCGGTCCAAAGCCCGGCGGGTAGAAGTAAAGCAAGCTCCCCAGCTTGTGGGATGGGTGCTATGTATAAATCAAGGCTTCCCGGCCTGAATGTCGTCTAACAAGTTTTACTGATTTTTAATGCGAAAATCTTAAAACCGTCCGGGGAAACGGTGCAACTCGTAAACCTCCGCAGGATCCGCGCCTGGCGCGTGGAAGAAAGGTTAATAGGTGATGTGAAGCCGAGCTATGCAAGCTCTACCCGTCGGGCTATACCGAAGGGCGGCCGGGAAGCCTCTTTTATATAAAATTCGTTGCGACGTCGCAAAAAGGAAGTGTAGGAAATGAAGAAAGTAACAGAAGGAATTGAAACAAGGGAGCTTAATTTAATCGCCAATAAGGGCGGCTCCGGTTCCGTTGGTTTCAAACTCTCAATACCGAAGCCCTGGGCGGCTGCCCTTGGCGTGGATCTGAATAATAGAAGTGTCGTAGCCTCTTTCGATGGCGACAAAATTATCATATCTGGAATTAAAAAATAAGCCCCAACTGCCAAACGGCGGCGGGGCTTATCTCGCTCTTTCGGGGCTGGGGTTCCACCCCCTTATACCCCCCTCTGGCGCACAATTATACGCCTGTTTCCCGATTTCATCTATTCACTGAAATAGACAAAATACCGGGCTTTCCTTTGTGGAAATGTGACTACTTCCGGCAAAGCCTGTTTACTTCCGCCTGGACGGCGTTGTAATCGTAGCCGGCCGCCTCCAGGGCTTTCTTCCTTGCCGGGTTATTCCCCCACTTGCCTGCCAGTACCTCCTGGGCTACTGCAGAAACGCTTTTCTTTGCGGAAGCTCCGCTTTTCGCTTTCTGGTTTACTGCCGCCTGGACGGCTTCGTAGTTATAGCCGGCCGCCTCCAGCCTCTGCTTGCGTTCCGGGTTGTTCCCCCATCTGCCTGCCAGGACTTCCGTGGCGATCTCGTCTATGCTTTTCTCCGGAGCCTTTTCCGTCGCCTTGCTTGCGTAGTTCGGGCAAATAAAGCCCCGGATATATCTGCCGTTGACCTGCAGGTTCCTGCGTCCTACGACTCCGCCGCTCATGTTGCCCTCCATAACTTTTATCGTGCTTCCGCTTACTGCCTCAACCATGCCGACGTGATCCGGTGCGCCCTGGTTGTCCGTGGTGGCAAAGTTCGCCCCGTCCTCCCAGTCGTATAAAACTTCGTCGCCCGGCTTCGGGATGTATGCGTCGTTTTCCTGCCAAATGCCCATAGACTTGGCTTTCTCAATCAAATAATAGCAGGAACACTCTACCGGGATAATATCCGTATAGCCTGCCTTGATCGCCGCCGCGCTGGTCGTGGTGGCGCAGTATGCGTCGGTATAAGTAACCTTGTAGCCCCTGGGAAGCGGCTTATTGCCGTTATATGTGTCAATGATCGGGGCGTGGCTCTTGTCGGAACGCTTAAGCCCGATCCAGCCCTGCATAATACCTACGATCTTCTGTCTTGCCTGTGCCTCTGTCATACCTTCGTTCCCTCCTTCTTTCTGGTAAAGAGCTTCGTACTCCTGGCCATAGCCCGCCCGTTTCTCCCGGACGGTTTCGCTCTGGTCCTTCGGTTTCTCAAACTGCAATAATACGGCGTCGGAAGCCTCCCGGATGCTGGTGGCTGTCTTAAGAACTTTAAGGACTGCCGGGTAGCTCTCGGAAAGCTCCTTATACAAAAATTCCGCCTGCGTCAATGCGTCGCCAATGGATACTCCCTTCGCCTTGTGGAAAGCAAGCATAGCCTCTTTCCGGCTCCAATACGTCCACTGCGCCAAACCGTACCCGGCGGAGTCGTGTACGAAGTTCTTATAGCTTCCGTTGTCAACTGCTGCCGTGTATGCCTCGTCCGTAAGCTCCAGCTTCTTTTCGCTGCTGTTCTGCAGATTGCCTGGCTTCATGCCGCTTTCTGCGTAAAGGTTGCCGAACAGCCCGAAAATACCGTTGTTACAAAGTCCCTTGCTACTGAAAAAGGCGTAAAGCTCACGCTCTACGCCTCCCCAAACAATGCCCATTATCTGCCTCCTATTCTCCGTCGCTCTGCTCCGGGTCCTCAGCCTCAATGTTTGCCGCGTCGGTCAAGCCCTCGCCGATAATGTAGGCTACAACGGAAGCCCCGGCCATAATAAGCGCCGTTACCTGGGCGGCCGTATTCTGCGTCCCCCCGGTGGCTACGATCATCATGGAAACGAAGGAAGCTACTGCAGTCCAAAGTTTCCGGCTTGTAAGTTTCTTTACCCAGTTAATCTGTTACATGGTGTTACCCTCCTTTAAGGTTTTTTTATTTTTTGCGCCCGGGTTTCCCAACCTTCCGGCGCGGTTGCTCTACTTCTTCAGCTCGTCAAGTGCCAGGCCTTCCAAAAACAGCCTATAGTCGTTTTGCGCGTCCTCAACTGCTTTTAGACCTGCCTCGATTTCCCCGTTTGCGTGGCCTGTCTTTAATGCCATAGCAACTCCTATTGTTAGCTTGTTGTTTGCCTCCGACATCTTAAGCTGGAGCCGTCCTTCTTTGGCCCGCTGCTCCGCCATCTCGTCCTCGTGCTTCGCTCGCTTCTCGTTTTTATGTGCTATGTAAGCGCATAAAATTGCGGCGGCCGCCGTAATAGCCGTACATATAACCTCTGTCACACTTGTTTCCCTCCCTTCCTGCAATAAAATAAGCCCCTTCCACGGCGCCCTGTGCGCCGTTTCCTGGGCTTTTTGCCTTTTGGTGTAGAAATATTAGTCTAAGCCGATTCCGGCTCGTATCTGCGCCGCCTGGTTGATTCTATCAATACACGGCAGCGCGTCCGCTTCGTCTGCGCTTATGTGCTGCATAAGAAGTATAAAAAGCTCGTCAATCACGCCGGACTGGATCCGGATAATGGCGTTCTGCTGTTCTACTATCTTAAGCGGGTCAAGTTCTCTATTCCCCATAAGCCTCCCCCGTGATCTCCTGGTAATCGGCTTCGGTGATGGTTCCCTTCTCTACCCGCTCCCCGATCTGTTCCTTGGTGACTCTGCCTGCTGTGTAAAGCCTCTTAAGGCTGGTTACTAAAATCGAAGCCATTATAAAAGCCCTCCTTCCATAAGCTGCATCGTGTACTCGTCAATAGCTGCGCTCACTGCCTCGTCCGTCCGGATTTCCTCTATGCTCTTAAGCATCTCGTACTCTCCGATGCTGATCTCCCGGCTCTCGCATACGAAGTCCGTATAGGCTGCCGCCTGCTCCGTGGCTTCGTGTTCCTCCGGCTGAATGTTCCGGCGCTGAATGTAAGTATCAGGCGCCACAAGCTGCAACTCTGCCGGCCGGCTTGCGCTTCTTTCCTGTGTCCACTGCTTCATGTTTGTTTGCCCTCCTTGTCAATTTTGAAATAATTTTCTTAAGCTGTCTTACTTTTATGTAAGGCTTTATATAGTCCTGGTATGCGTCGTAAGTGTCCGTACAACTGAACCAGCCCATATAGCTTAACATTGCTTCTAAGTGCTTCTTAAAATATCCCCTCCCGGCTTCCTTCGCTGCGTGTAGCTTGCTGGCCAGCCTAGTGGCTGAAAGCATAATAGCTTTCCGCATCGTTGTCCGGTTACGGAAGAAAAGAAAGCCCATAAAATCAATAACGCGCCCTACGACCTTCCCGTTCTTTTTCTGGTAGTTGAACTTAAAGACCTGGTAGTTCCGCTTCAGCTTCAGCCGGAACCTCCGCCCTATGAATTTCTTAATTTCTACTATTGCCTGGTGCAACTTCTTTTTGTTGTCGTGTCCTAAAACAATATCATCCATATAGCGGATAAGGTTCGGTATTCCCAGCTTGTCCGTTATGAAGTGATCTAAAGGCTCCAACAAATAATTAGCGAGCCACTGGGAAATGTAGAAGCCCAGCGGTATTCCCTTTTTAAAACCTTGTAAGCAAAGCTCCACAATGTATAGAAAAAGCTCGTCTTTTATTCTTATGCGAAGCTCCCGCATAAGAACGTCCAGCCGTATGCTGTCGTAAAAATGGCGGATGTCAATCTTTGCAAAGTTACGGATATTCTTTCCGCCCTGGATAATTTTTATAAGCCGTTTCTTGCCGTAGTGTGCGCCCCGCTTCGGAAAACTGCCGCAGGAATATGGGTAAGCCGTGGCCGTTATAATCGGCTCCAAAATAAGGACGATTATATGGTGTAGCCACTGCTCGTGTATCTCCGGCATAAATATCTTCCGGATCTTGCCCTTCTCCTTAATAATTTTCGGTGTGCGCTTTTCGGCTTATATGCCAGCTCCGGGTGTTCCACTGGAACGTCTGGCGGCTTCGTGTTCTCTATCATGCGCCGCATGGCGGCGACTTCGTTATCAAGATCGGCGTCTATTTTCTGTATCTCTATTCGCTTCGTTTTGCCCTTCCGCAGCTTCTTGTATGCTTTTCTTATTATGTTTTCGTCAAGCATACGGCGATACAAATATTTGTACTGTTTAACGCCTCTTTCTGGTGCGGCTTTTTCTACTTTCCGCCACAGCTCTTTCCTCCGCATAAACAATACTCCTATAAGAATATTTTTTCTTCTATCCTCTACGCACGGCAGGTGCGACCGCTTTACCGTGCGCCCTGTATCAAGTTAATTTACCACTTACCCTTCCAATAATGGCGGTTAAGACGTATTTCAACGCCCAGGGGTGTAGGAATAGGGGCGGCTTTAAGTTAATGAACCGTATGAATAGAAAAAAGGCGGCGCCGATGTTCCAGTTCGCATTCGTGGCACTGTTGTTCCAATTCCGCGCCCGCAAGCCGCAATTAAGCCCATTGTTGCAATTCCCGAACCGTCGGCAGACGCCCGTAAATGTCTGCTTCGGGTCTTTTCTCCAAAGCCCGTCACAGCCTCCGGTCGCGCTGCTCCCTCCGTCCATTCCTAAAGCCGGGATACTGCCTTACCCCGGCACGGTTCTGAAATGGGCCGGGTAGTCCATGGCGTTGTGGTTCGTGTCCCAGGTCTTGTTATCCGGTACGGTGATCCCGGTGTCTGTATATGCCGCCCCGGT